GCTTCGGTAAGTTCCTTTAATACCAAACGCCTCAAAGTTTTCTTGCGGAATTGAATTTTTTAATTCATCTGTTACGATTTGTAACGCCTCGTTAATTCTAACAGCTTGTGCGTAAAGTTCCATTTTATCAGTTGTTCCAGCATCTAAAAGATTGCTAACAAATGATTTTGCAGAAAGTTGAATTTCTTTTTTTGAAGGTAGAAAATTGTTTGTTTCTACCGATTGTTCCTGTAACATCAGGAATAAGTTTGAGTTTGCTCCCATAATTTTGATTTTTAAAGTTATGCAAATATAACATTATTTTGTTAATTACATCTATTTTTTAATATTTTTTTATAGAGTGTATTAATACGTTCAGAATTCACGCCTCTTTTATAGTAAAAATTCATTACTCTTTTTATTCTTTGTAGCGGTGTTTGTTTCATTTTAATAAATATTTAATTGGTTTATTTTTTATATGTTCCATTTCTTTTGTTTTCTCTAAAACTTCTTTTGCTTTTAAAGTAGTTTCTTTTTGAATTTCGTAGGCTGTAGGGATTCGTTTACCTACTAATACTATGCTTTTACGCTTGTTTAATTTCGACATTATATTTTAATTTCATTTTAATTAATACCTTTTCGAAGAAATCAATACCGCATCGGCTTTCACTTGTAATAACGTGGTTAAGTGTTGAGTAACTTATTCCGTAATGCTTTGCAAACTCTCGCTGATTCATTCCGCTTTTTTGCTGGAGTTCTTTTATAATTTTATTTAGTTTCATATCTTAATACTTTAAACTCGCACTTATTTAATTCTTTAATATAATTAGCTTTATAATCATTAATCAAACTTTGTATTTTTTTAAATTTACTTTTATAAAAATCATCGTATTTGAAAAAATCATCGTGTTGTTTTAAATAGTGAATTATAGTAGCGTGGTCTTTATCAATATAACTTGCTATTTTTGACAAAGTAAATATGTTTGTGTTATGCATTATTTTTGCGTATATAATTCTATTTTCTACTAATTCTCTTTTTCTTGAAGTATTTTTAATATTACAATTAAAAGCATTGTTAATTACTTTTATTAAATTTGTTGCATCCATATTACAAAATTTTATCAAAAAATACTACTCCTTTTTTTCGTGCTATTTCTATATTTTCGTAAAACTTATTTATAAATTCACTTAATAGAATTGCATCGGCTTCGTTTAATTCTGCAATTTGCGTAATCATTCGCTCTTTAATATTTAAACTATTTAAAGCAAATTCACTATCATTTTTGTAAACTTCGTTATAATGTTTGATGGTTTTCTTTTCAAGTGCGTTGTAAAACATTTTGCCGTACTTCTTTTCAATTCCTGTTAAATTATAGTTGTCGAATATGTCTATAAATAATTGAGCCGTTAAAAGCAATTCTAATGCGTTGTGTGTTTCTTTAGTTCTCATTTTTTTGACTTTGTATTTTTTGTATGTATAAAATTGCGTCCATTAATTCCTCTTTAAAATGTTGCAAGAAATCATCTGTATTATTTTCTTGTAGTGTAGTTCCGTATTTTTCAATTCCACGTTTAGAACGCTCTTTAAATTGGTTTATTACGTCATCTACTACTTTGTCCGTTTTATGTGTTTCCAAAACTTCGTCTAAATATTTCATTATTCGTAAGATTTTATAAATTGGTCAAGTGCGTTTTTTTCGTTTGGTGTTAATTCGTGTAGTAACTTTCCGTTAACAGTCCAGCGACCATCAATTACTTCTATTGTTAGTTTCATATTATTTTAATTTTAGTTCACAATTTTTACATCTGTAATATTTTCTTTTGTAATTGTAAGCAAATCGATGCTTACAAAACAGCTGTTTTAAAAATCTTATCATACTATTTCTCTTATATCTCTAATTTTTACTAATCTAAAAGCCTCTCTAAAAGCCTTATATGCCTCATCAAAATTAGAAGCGTATATTTCTACTTCAAAATCTTGGTATTCGTCATTTCTATATTTCCAGTAGTAAACTCTATATTTATTCATTGCTAAATATGTTATATAAATCGGTTATAAAATCAGTTCTTTCTTTTGTTAAATCATTAATTAAATGATTTGCAGTATCTACGCTTAACGTATGCCATCCATTAGTATCTTTTAAATCTGAAATAATAGAACCATACAAAGATGGATAAGTAGTTTGTTGTTTAAGAAGTACTAACTGCTGTTCTTCGCTTAATCGTTCCCAAAGGTTTTTCATAATTATTGTTTTTTAAAGATTAATATTCCACATACAAGCAATGCACCTGTCATTACTAAAAAATTATCGGTACTCATTCCGATAGTTGCAACTGATAAAAAGATAATTGTTTTCATAATAATTGTGCGTTACAGTCGCACCCCTGATTTAGTTAATTATTTTTTTTTAAATAAGAAATCCAATTATAATTTTCTGAAAATGTATCATTTTTAAAATCAAAATCCTTTTGTATTTTCTGCAATTCTTGAATATTATCGTAAATAACATAACCTTTATCCGTTATTTTAACAAAAGAGCATTTATATTCAGTTTGTAATATTTTAACCTCAAAGCCTTTTTTATCAAAAGTATTTTTCTTTTTAGCAACGCTAACAAAAGTCCCGTCTGTTAAAACAAAAAAATATCCAAATTTACCATAGCAAATTTTATCACTAACCAAAACACCTTCTCTAAACAAGCATATAGTTTTTTCGCTTCTAACTAAAAAACCTCCATTTAATTCTTGCTCGATTAAAATATCATAATATCTGTTAATATTAGAAATTGTATTAGATGTAACTTGGTCTGATATACCACCAAGAATAGTATCATCTTGACAATCAAAATATCTTCTCATTCTATCATCTTGGATTTCATAATAAGGCGCTAATGCGTTTTGTCTGTTTTGTTCTAATTTTTCAATAGTTGTCATAATTTTAAAGTTTTAATTTGTTAATTTGATAGAGCAAATCTAATATCTTTTTTTAGATAAACAACACAATGAAGTTAATTTATATTTATTCTAAATAACATTGCTATGTTATTTATATTAAAATAGTTTGTATATTTGTGGAAATTTAAAGATTAAAACTATGACACCAAAAGCAAAAGCTGAATATTTATTAGAATTATTTGAATACGAATTAATAGAGCAAAAAAAACAATATGCTCTTAAAATAGTTGATGAAATGTTAAATGAGTTTTATACACATCCAATAGCTAAAGTATACTGGCAAGAAGTAAAAAACGAAATAAATAAACTATGATACAAAAACTACAACGTATCGTGGCTTTGCTTAGTGGCTGAAAAGCGAGCCTAAATTATTGAATTAAAAACAAATTTTAAAAACACAAAACAGTGTATAAATTTTGCCCTAAACAGTCATTGAGCAAAACCACTGTTATAAGTAGCTTTTATATGGAAAGATTAGAAAAAATGAAACAACTTGCTTTAAATGAATTAAGCATAATATTCAATTCAGATGGTCAAGTTTTAAGTAAAAAAGAAATGCAACCATTTGTAAGAAGGACTGTTTTAAATAAATTAAATTTTGCCATAGGGTATTCGCAAGAAAAACGCATTGAATGTCTTGATTTAATTGAGTTAAAGGATTTATTAATTTCACAAAAATAGAATATAATTGTGACAAAAAAAATGAAATTATGATAAATATCTACGAAAAAATAGAAACACAACAACATATAAATACTGATACTACAAGACGCTTTGTTTCTGTAAAATTAAATAGAGAGATAGTTGAAGGGATGATTTCAACTTACGAATTTCTGTTATGGCAAAACAAAGGTTCTGATGATGCAAAAGATTGTAGAAAAATATTAAAAGCTCTTAAAAAGTCATTGACCTAAAGTTACTTATAACAACTAATAGACCGAAAATCATTTGTCGATAATATGGCAAGGAAGTTACACGTTAAACCTTCTACAATAGAGTATTATTTTAGAACTGAAATACCTATAAAAAATAAAGTAATAATTGAAGCGTGTTTAGATTTACAATTAAAGTTAGATAAAGAGTTTAAGCAAATTGAGGTTAAGGCTTGGGAATTACTTTAATTAAAAAAACCACTCAAAATAGAGTGGTTTTATTTTTTATCCAATTCAATACAAACATTAGTACAAATAGTATTCCAATAAGCCACATAAACCGATTTGCGACTATTTTAATAGTTTCTGAATAGTCAACCTCTTTAGCTTTTTTTTGTTCTTTAAAATCGATGTTTTTCTTTTCCTTAATTGTTTCTTTAGAATTGTTATAAATAACCCTCGTATTATAAATTGTGTCTTTTCCTAAAAGTATAGGTTTGTCAAGATTTACAGGCTCTAAAGTAAAGCTATTACTAAACTTTGTTATATCGGTTTCAGTTGTTGTGTTTTCCTCGATAACTGAACTTGACCTTTTTATAGTTCCGCAAGACGTTAAAACTAAAACTAAACAACCTAAAGTAATTTTCTTTAATTGATTTAAAATTCCTTCACTTTCTGCACCCCAAAACATTTCACATTCTCCATTTTTATAAGGCGGTTCTGTAAAGTAATATTGCCAATTTCCATCTATTGCTTTATATCTTTTGCAATTGTCTTTTATAGGGCAATTAAACCCGCTACATTTTGTTATATCACTCATTGTAATTCATCTTTAATATTTTGATAATCATAACCCGCACTGATTAATAAGTTAGTTATAATTTCAATTATTTCAACTGTTGTTATGTCGTCATAGTCGCATTCAAAACTATGCTTTTTTCCGTATGCTTCGATTTGTATTTTCATAATTTAAAATATAAAGGTTAATCTTTGAATTTGTCCGTGTTCTTTATCGTGTATATATCCTTCAACAGCTTTTGGAGCGTGTTGATAACCATTTCTATGATGCCAACTATCTGTACCGCTTGGACTTCTTAAAGTTTCAACACAAACGCCCATATAATCCTTACTTACTTTATGATGTAAATGATGTGTATAAATATATTTGTGTTTGCAATTTACCCAGTCTTTACTTTCGTGTGCCATTAACATAGGTAAGTCTTGCGGTTTTGCACCATCTCCATGAGTTGTGCCTATTAAATTTTTACCATAAGTAAAATATTTTCGGTGTGCTATTGTAGTATCAAAAGTAACATTTTTGCAGTCTTTAAAATGCGTTTCGATTACTTGTGCTAAAAAGAAACCATTTGTATAATCGTGATTACTTGGATTGTAAACAACGTGAACATCTGCTACACTCATAAGAATTTCAATAATATCTACATAAAGTTGTTTAGCTATTAAAAAATTACTATGCCACATTCCATCAGTATCTTGTGGTGTTCCGCTTGTAGTTGTTCTTTTTGTATTATCAATATGTAAAATATCGTTTCCTATGACAAATAAAACCTTATCTATTGTAGTAGTATCAATTTCATTTAATATGCCTTTACAGCCTTTTAAAACACGTTGCACAGCTATTTGATTATTATATTTTTCACCAACTTCAAAAGCACTGCATAATTTACCTATGTGAATGTCTGCCGGGTCAAAAACAAATAACCTTTTATTTTCGTTTACTTCTCTTTTAAGTTGAGGATATTTAGGTACGTAATTTTTTAAATCTTCAATTACTTTTTTTGCTAAATTTTCAAAGTTAAATTCTTGCGGTGCTTTGTATAATGGATTTGTAACACGTACACTTTCATTCTTTGTCTTTAACCATAGCATTGGAGTTGATTCTGGACTTATTCCAACATTACTACAAGCATCTAAAATGCCTTTGTTTTTCTCTTTATATCTTTTAATATAAGTTCTAAACAAATCAACATCAATCTTTTCAACTTTAGAAACATTTTCTTTTAAAATTGTTTTAGCTATTTGCGTATTGCTATCAATAGTTTGTATTAATTCAAATATTTCTGAATCGTATTGCGACCATTTTGAATTTGCCATATTTTTTATTTAGTAGGTTTTACCAAAAGTAATAAAAAAAACCAATTAAATTAATAATTGGCATATTCTTTTTTTGCTTCAAAACTTGGACACGCTTTTGCAACGCCTTTAAAATCTTTATGCCCTTGTACAATAGCATTAGGAAATTGATTTTTAGCTTGTTTTATTAGATATAAAAGACTTTCTTTTTGTTTTGGTGTTCTTGTATCTTTTGGCTTTCCTTTTTCATCTACGCCACCAATATAGCTAAAGTGTATTGAATTAGAATTAAATCCTTTTACTCCGTTTGTTACTTGTTCATATTTTGCAAGTTCGTGAATAACACCATTTGCATCAATTAATCTATGATAACCTACTGACTTCCATTTTAAAATGTTTTTCCAATAGTCTAAAATAGATTGCTTTGTTGCGTTTGGTTGAGTGGCTGTGCAATGAATGACAATCCAAGAAATTTCTCTCATATTCTTATAATTTTCGTAAAGTTGTGAAAGCATTAATCTTTTATTTCGTTAATATCCTTTTTTAAATCTTTGCCTTTAGATATAATTTCTTTTACAATTACCCAAAGTGAGCGGTTGCCTAATTTCATAGAAGTTTCATCTATACTTTTAACTTCAATATATATCCATACAAAGGTAAGTACTTTTGATATTAAATAAGGTATATCAAACATTTTTCCTTCTAAAATATATTTGTCTATCATAAAAGCAAATATTATGCTACCCATATAAAAGAAAGTCTTAACTACAATATTAAATAGTTTTGTACTTTTAAAAGAGTTAATTCCTTTTAGTTTAATACTTACATAAATTGCAAAAATCGTGTCGAACAAAACAGCAAACGATATTAACGCCAATAGTCCGAGTATTGGCGTAATAAATATAAAGAATGTTGTTAAAATAATAATTAGTGTTTTAGTGGTAATCATAGGTTAAGTAGGTTATTCGATTATGGGTGTATATTCAATCCGTTCTAATTCGTTTAATTGGTTATGAATTGCAGTAAAATTTTCGTCGTTTAAGACTTCAATTCCAACTATCCATTTATCGCTACCATCTTTTACAAATAGTAATTCAGATGCGTTATTCTTATAACCATTCAATGCGTTATATTGTTCTAAATTTGGGTGTAGTACTAACATATTATAAAGAGTTTAAGTAAGTATCAAAAGCATTTACAAAATTTGTGTTTTCAGTTATCAAAGAAGAACCCATTGCATACATAGATATTTCAGCATTTACATATACAGCTCCTTGTCTTAAAACCCATTGATTTGCATCAGGTAAACCTGTTGATAGTAAAGTTCTATTACCTACGGTTGTATCATTAAATAAAGCTATATCAGTCATACTTGTACGATGTATAGACTTCATTCCTTTTGTAGTAGTATAATTAAACGCACTATTTAATGTATTTACCGCTCCTGAATTAATTTTATGTGTTACATAATTTCCTAACCGAATATTATTAGTATCGATACTATTACCATCTATTCTTTGTGCAGTAGTGCCTGAAAAAAGATACATATAACGACTCGCATTATTGGTGACGTAATTTGTACTTTGAGTACTTGGATTGAAATTTGTATCAATATAACTCGAAGTACCATTTCCCATAAATCCTTCGTTAGTTGTAAAAGTTGGACTATTAACAGCAGTTAAAAGTGATACCCTTTTCCAATCTATTAAAGCAAAGTTACTACTACCATCAGTAGCGAAATTCGCAAACGTATCAAGTTTATTCCATACTCCTGCGGTTTTTAAACTACTCAATAAAGTGTTTTGTTTCAGCCTTTGTGCAGTACTCGGTAAAGTATAACTATTAGTTATTGCATAGTCTAAAATAGATTTGTATTCCGCTTCATAAATTGTTAAACTATTAGAAGCAGCATTTGCACTACCTACTGAATTAGTTGCAGTTACTCTACAAGATACAACATTTGAAGTATCAGCAGTTACTAAAGTGTAAGTAGATGAAGTTGCACCGCTTATATTACTACCATTTCTTAACCATTGGTATGTATAAGTTATAGGTAAACTTCCGCTCCAACTTCCGTTAGTTGTAGTTAAAATACTTCCAACAGTATTAGTACCACTTACAACAGGAGCAATAATATTTACAGGTGCTATTGCATTTTCTCCTACAATATCGGTATCACCTGCCCAACTATCAGCGTGAACAGAACCCCAACTAATATTATTATTAACTGCTCCTTGCCCCCAACCAATATCATTATTTTTCGCTCCTTGTCCCCAATCGCTCATTTTGTATCTTTTTTAATTGTTCAACTTTTGCTAAATATAAATTTAACTTCTTAAAATTCTCAATTTTTGGTTTATTATAATTGCCAGCCATTATAAAAATTATTTGTATCAGGGTTAACGTCATCGTTTGAATTTGAATTATATTCAGGATATGTATTTTGGTTAAAACACATAAAATCTATAAATCTTTGCGTATAACTTTCGGCAATATCCCTTTCTTTTTCAACTAAATAATCTACTTCTGCTTTTTCTACGTTTGTAGAGTTTTCAGAAGTATGTTTAAACAACCCTTTATTACTTAATGTATATGCTGCAAAAGGCAAATAGTAAACCATTGCCCAATGAATAAGCATAGGCTTAATATAAGTCGTTAATAAAGTTTTGTAAGGTAAATACTCCGCTTCGTTAATATCATCGTTTAAAATCAATTCCTGTAACTTTTCGTAAAGTTTAGTACCTAAATAGTTTTGAATAGTAATATCCTGACTTATTTTAATATATTCTATAAAATCGTCAGCGTCTAAATTACCATTTGTTATTGTAAATTTCTTTACGTCTTCTGTGCTTATTAGTAATGCGTATGCCATAGCTTAATTAGTTTTTAAATCCTTTTTTCTCCCAATACTCTTTAGTATAACCTTTGTAAGGCATATCTTTAGGTTTCATTGCAACTTCTTTTGGATTTCTTAAACGATAACCATACTTTTCAGCTTTTGCAATAGATAAAGGTTTTGCGTTTGGATTTGTAGGATCTATTTTAGTGTCAAAACTTGCATAAGTTCTACGAAGCCATTTATGATTACATCTTGCTCCGCCTTTGTATAACCAAATTGAATAAGTATCTGCCCCATTTTTACCAAAACCAGCGTTAACCGCTACGTCATCCATTGCTAAAATATCTTCTTTTCTATATACTTTTTCAGCACTTAACATTTTATTACAAAAATCCCTTTCGCCTTTTGTGTCGCCACTATAAACATAACGAGTTATAAAGTTAACTCCGTCTATTTCTTTGTCATCTTCTGACTTTGTTCTCGGTTTCGCAGTTCCTGTACTTACTAAATTTACTATTTTAGAAAATAAACTTTGCTCTTTTTTATTATTTAGCTTTTCAATTTCAGAATCTAATTCATCTTCAAGTTCATAATCAACTTCGTTTTCATCTATTAAGTGCCATTCATCACTTAAAACTTCGCCTTTATCAATTAATGCGTCTGCTAAATCAGGGTGTGTGTGTGCTGACAAAGTAAGTCCTGTTTCTTCTGCAACTTGCTCCGCTGTTTGTGCGTTTTCCAAATCCGTAAACTCTAAAGGTTGTATAGTTTTAAAGTATAATTTTAATTTGATATTGTTAACCGCTAAAATAGTATCTAACGCTTCAATTATTTCAATTTGATATGGTTTGATTACTAAATTATCATAAAGCAAAGTAGCGGTTTTAATTTCATCTGCATTGTTAGAAAATCCACCGCCTGTATCACGAACTCCTAAAAGCATTGGTGAAGTAACTCTATGCCCTACAACTAATTTTTCAAAACATTCTTTTGCCAAATACTCATAATGTTGCGGTGCATCATTTAACGGAATATCAATAACTTCTGTTGCATTTTCTTTGCTACTATTAAACGATACAATTACTTTTTGACCTTTAGCACCTGTTAATTTTCTTTTTACATCGGCAGATATTTCTTCTCTTTTTTCTTCTGGCGGTATATTATTATTAAAGTTTACAACTTTAGTACCGCTAAAACCATTCATTACATCGTTAATCAAATAGTCTGAAATTTCTTCTTCTAACTTTGCATAAGGTAACGCACCCGAATAATCAATCGGAGTGTAATAATGGTAACCGCTTATATATGGTCTTATGATATAAAGTTCAACTTCTTTTTTATTACCAAAACCAAACGCAGGAATTCTTTTTAATTCTTCACTCGGCTTTTTATTTGCCCAATCAGGGTGATAATACCACGCTTCTATTTCGCCCTTATCGTTGCATTTTTCAGCACGTAAAGTATGTATTGGAAAATGTTCAATAAAAGAAACTTGCCCTTTATCGTATCCTATTTGCATTGCAGCCATTCCTAAAAGTTTTCTTTCAAGTGCTACTTTGCGTAAAGCATTTGGTTTTATAATAGAAATCATTTTAGCGTACTCATCAGGCTTTTTATTACCGTCTAATGCACTAATACCTTTTCCATAAATCATATTACTACAACCAGTAATAATAGCGTTATTTGTTGTGCTATATAAATATCTATCAATTAAAAATTGAAAGTAGTTATTATCTGCTCCATATTCCACAAAATCACCTTTTTTACTTTCGTTAATTTGCGGACTTGTATAAGCACTTAAATTTAATACATACATAATTATTCAAATATTTTATATTCGTTTGTTGTTGTGTGTTGAACGTAAGCATCTTTGTTTATACTATACGTTTCTAAAGTTTGATTTGTACAGAAAATTTTATCTCTATAAACTATATTTGTGCCATCTTTAATAGTCAAAGTATAATATTTATTTTCTTTTATAGGTAAAATAACCGAAGTAGTTGCGTAGTATTTATAAATAGAAAATACGCATTCAATTTCAGTCTCAATATTCGTTTCTTCATCTCTTAAAACAATAGTATCAGCATCACTTCCGTATATGATAGCGTTTAATATTTGTGCGGTTTCTTGTTCTCTTAAAATAATCATAGTAGTTATTTATATTAAAACACAAATGTTCTAAAATTGTTTTTATATTTGTAAAAAAATAAATTATGGAAACATCAGTAGATAGAATGTTTAGACAATTAGTTTTAGAATGTACATTTGATACAACAAAAAACATTTATGAAATTTGTATATTAAAACAAAAATCAGAATTTAAAAGATTTTTTGATTTAGGTGTTTTGGCTCAATCTAAATCAAAAGAAAATTTAAATAAAGAAGAAGCTTTTGAGTATTGGTATAACGAATATTTACAAAAATGAATTACGCAATAGAAGTTTTAGAAAAAGAAAAAACATTATTATTAAAATGTTTATCTGATTGGGATTGTAAAGAATATCCTGAATCTTTTAAAGAAAGAAATAATAAAGTTAAAGATATTGAAAAAGCAATACAAACTTTAATTACAAAACAATCTTTAATAGATTTAATGAATAAAAAAGGGTAACTTAATAGCTACCCTTTTTTTTATAAAATACTTAATGCGGAATTTATATTTTTAAGTGTTGATTCAGCACTTTTAATTTGATTCTTTATATTGTTTATTTTATCTTGTATTTGTTTTTCAGAAACATCAATACCTAATTCTTTAACTTTACTTAGTGTGTTTTCAGCTAATTTTAAAGCTTCATTATATTTAGTAATTGTTAAATTATATTCAGTTTTTGCATCTGCTAAAGGTTTCTTAGCATTAAACATAAAATCATTTGATTTTTGAAATGTTTTAGATGCTTCAGAGATAGAAGAATCAATATCTTGAATTAAACCTAAATCAACTTTTTGAGTACCTAAAAATAATTTACTAAATACGTTTTTTTCTTGTGGTGTCATATTATAAAGTTATATAAAGGGAGTTTTTACGCTCCCTTTTATTAATTATTAAGAACCAACAACAACTGTGAAACCAGCAGCAGTTAAAGCATCACCAATAAAGTTAGCAGGCTCTTTTTCTTGACCTGTTAAAGTTAAAGTATAACCACTTAAATCACCCATTGCACCACCTGTTACAATAGTTCCGCCTGTTACATCCATTCCGTTTTTTAAACCTGCATAAAAGAAGTTTCCGTTGTTATCTTCTACGATAACTTGCGGTCTACCATAAGCCATAAGTTTTAATTCTTTGTGGTCTTTAACAGTTAATTTTTTGAAAGTCAATTCTAAAACTTGCTCCCAAAAAGTAGTTCCATTTTCACGTGAACTATTCACGTTTTGAGTAAAGGTTGAAGCACCTTTTAACTCGTATTTGTATGCAGAAGGTGTTCCTGCAACCGCATCAATTACATCTGTATTTGTTACGTCGTATGTGTAACCAGTAGCATCGCCATAATTTACGAAATAAACCGCTTTTAAGCCACCTACTGAATCTTTACATACTTCTAATCTTCCTGAACTTAAATCACAAGCCATAGTATATATTTGTTTTATAAAAAAAGGCGGTGTTTTTTGCACCACCTTTTTAAGTTAATATTTAATTAATTATGCTGGAGTATATAATACGATTTCAGAACCGATACCATATTGAACACCTGCAGTAAATCTCATAATTACATTTACAGTTTGTGCTCCAGTTACTTCTGCTTGGTCAATTAATCTAACCTCATTCATATCATTTAGTAAACCTGTACCAAAGTATAAATTTGATTTTTGAGCAGCCATCATATAGTTATTAGCCAATCCGTTTGCAACAAAGATTTTAACTCCGTCAAAAGATAATGAACCATTGTTGAACCATTGTGTTCCTTGTGCGTTTGTTCCGTTTGCACCTAAACCTGAAGCACCAAATCCACCTAAAGCTCTAACGTATGCTCTTGCAACATTTTGAGAAACATAGATATATAAATCTTCTTTTCCGTAAAGTGCAGCAGGAATTGCATCAACTACTTTTCCTAATTCAGCAATAACGTTAGAAGCGGTAATAGTTGTACCTACTACATCAATAACAGTTGCATCAGCAGTTGCTAAAGGCACAAATCCATCAAATTGACCTGCAGTAGCGTTAGCACCTCTCCAAATTGAAACCTCCATTGATTCAGCAACTTTAGCTGAAACGTGTCCGATTAAATAATCAGCAAATGATTTTGGTAAATCTCCAAAAGCAGACATTCCCATTTCAATAGATTGCCATGTACTTGCAAAATCTTTTTTACATAATTCTAAATTCACTTGAAATTCTTCAGGTGTAATTACTCTTTCAGTTAAAGTAACTGTAGAAGTAGGGTCAAAAGCACAAGTAGCGTTTTTAACGATAGCATCAGTAGCTAAACGTTGGATAACTGATTTGTACTTTACGTTTGGCATTACTTCAATTCCCCCATTGTCGATAGTAGGTGCTGATAATAATGCAGCAGATATGTATTTCTTTGAAAACTCACCTGCATAAGTTGTGGTAATACTTGTTGTAGTCGGCATTTTTTTTATTAATTTATTTAGTTAGCAATTTTACTCATTACTTTGTCGAAAGTTGTCAATACTCTATTTTGTGAGTATAAGATTTTTTCAACATTTGGTCTTGCATCAGGATTATGTGTTAAAGGTTGAGCAGACAATTCTACTTCTTTAACTTCTTTCATAGATGCTAATTCTGTTTTTAATGCTTCGATTTCAGACTTTAAAGCATCTACATCTTCTTTTGAAAAATGTGATTCTTTAGTAGTTGACTCGATTACTTTTTTAGGTGCAGTAGGTTCAGCAGCTTGTTCAACTTCTACTTCTACTTCAGGAGTTTCCTCTTGAGCAGGTGCAGCCTCTTTGATTTCAGCAATTTCACCTTCAACTGCAACAACTAAAATCATTCCGTTATCAAGAATATACTCACCTACTGGCAATGCAACTCTATCTTCACCATTAACAATAAACACAGCTTGACCTGCTTCAAAGATTTCCGCTTCGATAACAGTACCATTATCTAAAGTCATTTGCTCTAATTGGATTTCCATCCCTAAAAGCCTTTTGATTTCTGTTAGTACGTTTGACATATTAATATTATTTTAAATTAAAACACGTTTGTTAAAATGTTGTTGTATTTTATTAAACTAACCCTTTAATAGTAGACGCACTTTTAAATAATTTTGCCGATAACTTAACATCATCATTAACAACTTTATTTAAACCTTGCAAATTAGCTGGAATTTCTAATCCTAATGCTTTTACATCATTCATAAAAACTTCATAATTCTTTAAAAATTCATTAGATTTTACCGATAATGATTTTGCTGATGCTTCAATTGCTGTAGCTGCTTCTGTTGCTTTTCTTAAAGAAGCAGTACTTTCGTTTCTTGCAGTTTGTACAGTTTCATAAGATTTTCTAATTTCATCTACAGAAATTCTTGCTAATTCAATTCTTTGAGAACTTAATTCAGTTTTAGTAAATAATTTACCAAATACGTTTTTTTCTTGTGGTGTCATTTTTATTTATTTATTTAATTGTTTATCCGTTTACTCGTGTTATTACTCTTACTCCGTTATTTTCTGTAATGGTTATGTTATCTACTCCTGTAGTTTTGCCAATTCCTTGATTTTGCAAATCACCATTGCAACATTCTTTACTATAAGTATCGTCATCACATAGACAACCACGCTTACCACCTTTCGGACTTGTTTTACTTTTTGTTTTCATATTTATTTATTATTTGTTTTATTTGCTCGATAACATTTGGTTGTTTAGATAATTGTTTCTTTTCTTCTAACTTATCAGCAAAGTAACCTTCTAAAGAAAACCCTTTTACTTTTCCAGTTTTCACATAGTCATTCCAAATAGTGTCATCTTCAACTTTTACTGATGCCATCCACGAACCAACAGGAACTGATAAATTATAAATTGCACTTTTATCTTTTTGCGTATCTTCTACAATCCAACTTTCAACAACTGTCAATCCTTTAATTTCTTTGTTGTGTTCTAAAGTCCAATTATTCTGATTACCATTTTTAAAGAATAATTGACTTGCTTTGTTTACTGTATCTTTTGAAAAGTAGATATAATATTCATCCTCTCCGTTTTTTCTATAAATAGGTTTTTCAGGAATTAAAACCGCACCCATTAAAATACGTTTTTCGCTATCTACTTGTGCGAGTTTAATTTCTTCGGACTTTAACGCTACGAAATTGGATTCTATTGCAGGACTTTCAACAACTGAAATTGCATCAACTCCGCTTAACTCATCTTTTTCGTCTATAATTAATTCGATTAAATTCATATCTTTTTTAAATTAAAACACGTTAATTGAAAATTTGTTTTATATTTGTACTTCGCTACAACAATAAGATATTTAATCCCTGACATTTTGTAGCGAGTGTTGGGGATTTTTTTTAAACTATTTATTATGAAAAAAGTATTATTGATTTTAGGTTTGTCTATTTCGTTATTATCTTGTAATGATTATCAAAGACAACAAAACCAATTAGATGCAGAAAGTGATGGTAAATCTATTTTACTAAAAGCAGAAAGTGAAAAGAAAGCCGACATTGAACAAGCTAAAGCAAATTACGAAAGTGCTAAACTTGATGCAAAAACAAAAATTGAAAAAGCAAATGCAACCGCAGAAGCTAAAATAATACAAGCTAAAGCAGATGCACAAGCAAGAATTATGAATGCAGAAAGTCAAGCTAAAGCAAATGAAATGCTAAACAAATCTATTACTCCTACGATTTTAGAATATAATAAAATTAATCGTTGGAATGGTAAATTACCAACTACTACTTTAGGTAATCAAGGTGCAATTATAAATTTAAAATAATGAAATTACTTGTTTTAGTTTTAGTAGGAATACCAATACTTATAGTATTCTATATGTTAGTTGGTAAATTTATAAAAGATTTTTTTAGTAAATAATAATTTACTATATTTGCAAAGATTTGTCATCCATATACTTTTAATTATTAGAGTTAATCATTAAAGCCACCCTTAACGAGTGGCTTTTTTGTTTGTACCCTTTAAGGTATATTTTAATTAAATTTGTTTACATTATACCCTTTAAGGTATTATCCTAAACTTGCGTTATTGACTATATTCCTATCTAAACTTTGTTGAGTAGTTACATTGTTTGCTACTACATACGCTTGAACAGGTTGCTGATTTACTAACGTTTGAGCAATTTGATTTACTCCGCTATTACCTACTACGTTAAAACTTGGAGCAGGAGCAGTTCCACTTGGTGAGTTAGTACCATTTGCACCACCACCTCCAGCACTACCACCACCTAAAGAACCTAAAGCCTTTGCAGTTGCTGCTATATTTGCAGCTATACCAATACCTGCACTAACTTTATTTAAAACTTTTTTAGTTGCTAAATATCCAACTCCTGCTGGACCCATTAAAGCTGCTGCTGCTGTATCGGCTGCGTCTGCTGCTTGCGTTGCAACTACAATTCTTGCAATACCCACTGCTGATTCCGCTATCATTAAACCTTTTTGAACTGCTTTGTTTTTTTCAAATAAACCTTTTAATAAAGAAAGTCCATTTTCAGTAGCTGCAAAAGATTGCTCTTGAATTGCTAATTTACCATCAGCTACTGCTTTGTCTATTTCAATTTGTTTATCTGCTAAAACTTTTGCATCGTCTAACTTTTTTTGGTCGTCAGCCTTTTTCTTTTCATCTGCTGCTAATTTCTTTTCCTCATCTTCAATTCTCCATTTTTCTTTTAACTCATTTTCTTTTGTGCGTTGTGCTTCCTCTAATTGTAAAGTACTTTGATTATATTTGTCTGCTTCTTTTATTAGTTCAGTATATTCATCTTGAACTTTTTTTAATTCTTCCGCTCTACGTTCCGCTTCTGTATCAATTTCAGCTTGTCTAATTCTCTCTAATGCATCCGCTTTTTGTTTTGCTAATTCAATAGCCTTATCATTCGCTTCTTTTTGTTTAGCTTGTGCATCTTTAGCTGCTTGTGCATCAATATTATTTAATGAATTTTGTAAACCTGCTTTATCATTTTTTAATTTAGCTACTGCTTTTAAACTTTCTTTTCTTGTTTCTTCGGCTTTCTTTTTTTCTGCTTCAGGGTCAAATAATAAACTCGCACCTTTATCTACCAAATCACTAAAGCCTTGAGCAAGTCCGAAGTTTTGCCCTAATGCTTTGCCTACCATATCAACACCCTCTAATAATAAAGTTAATGGCATTTGTATAAATTTAATTATACCTGCTAATATATCCCTATTACGTTGTGATGCTGCTATTTGTGCTTTTGCAGTAATATCATTTTGTGCAATTTGGTTTTCAGTCGCTTTTATTACTTCATCGGTTTGAGCAATCTTTAATTTTAAAATATCCTTTTCAGATTTACCTTGTAACTTTAAAATATTTTCTTGCCCACCGATTGCATCTAATTTACTTTGTTGAACATCTAAATTAGCTTGTGCTTGTGCATTTAGTTTTTCTTGTTCTGAACTTACACCTCCTACTAATGCTTTGATGTCATCCCAATAAGCTACAATAGCACCTAAAGCAATTAATAAAACACCTATACCTGTAGCAGCTATTCCTGTTTTAATTCCGTTTAAAGCTAATCTTGCTGATATACCTAATGCTTTAAAAGCAACCATACCTTCACGAATACCTCTAACACCTTCAGCAAGTGCCATTGCTCCGTTAACTTTTATTAATGCTTCTTCAAGTTTTTGACTTTCGCCACCTGTTAAAGCCATTGCACCTTGAACACCTGCAAAAGTTGAAGTAACACCTTGTAAAGCTCCTCCTAACTTTGCATCAAAAGTAGTTGCAGCAGCATCGACAACCATATCGGTTTGCATTTGCACCTTTCGATAATTACCAACTGTTTGAAGTAAGTCTTGATATTCTTTAGTAGCACTTTGTCCAGCAAGAGCAAGTTCGTATAACCTATCTTCAGCCTCGCCCATTCTTGATGTTAGCGGTTGCAAATCTCCGTAAACTTCTTCAAATGTAGCATCTACACTTTTAGCGGATTTATCAACTTGTTTAAGTGCCTTATCTAAATTTTCAAGTCCTCCAACTGCTTTTAGCGAGTTAACATCTATTTCAATAGTCTTGGTAATTGCCATTTTATTTGTGTTTTAAATTCTTTAAAATTTTCAGGAAGTTTATATTTTCCTTTCGCTATGTCTACGCTCTCGCTTGCCCCCAACTTTTGGAATTCAAGCATTTCAATAATTAGTTTAAGCATTTTGTATAATTGGTATTTCGATGTTTATTGCAACTCCAAATTCATTATTCCACTTTCCAGTAATATATCCTATACGTTGTGAACCTGTTGTATTTTGTGATATATCTACTCTTATGGTTGTGTCGTTATAATAATCAGTATTAATGTAGTTAATCCACCCATAAAGCGACGATTGTAAAGATATTAACGGACTTACATTTCTTAATAATAAAGCTTCAATAGTTTGCTCTGTATTATCAACTTCATAAAAAGGTTGATACGAAAATCTATTTCCTATTGGAACTTCGCCACTACGATAATCTGTTAGCAATTCCATTGTAGTTTCACCGCTTGTTAAATCAGTTGTCATTTTATTAATCGTGTACTTTTTATCCCTTATGATAATTCTATCATTTAACTTAATATCGATTAACTGAACGGGGTTAAAATAGCATTTAACAATAACTAATCTACTTTTAATGTTGAAGATATTACCTAAATAATTCTCGTAGTGTCTTTTATATAGTCCGTTTGAAACATTCGACAAAAACCACGTGCTGATTTCTTCACCCCAATTTAAAGTTAAAATAGTTCCGTTACTATAATCGTTTGAGAATCTTCTGTATTGAGTTATCGAACTATGTCCGCCTGTTGTTAAATCAATTCTAATGTTTGGAGTTACTGTCTGCACTCCATTATCATACATCAATAAAGGTTTCGGCAAGTAATTGCTTAAATCAGATTTTTTAAAAGTAATTGTTTGAAAGTTACTATTAGTTTTACGTTCATACATTGCATTTTCAAAAGGTAACTCTACGCTAAAAGTTGAACTTTCTAAACTATCAATTTGTTCATAAGCCAAATCACCATAAGCAAAATTACGAGTTGATAAAAACAAATCATTAAACTTTGTATTTAATATATTCTCCGAAGTTTGATATTTGAAGTTGATGTTTTTATACATCGAAGTCTTTTTTAAATCAATTTCATCAGTTATTACATTTGCTGAAATATCATTGTAACGCCCATCGTTGTAATATAACTCTAACGGAATTAACTCGTAGGTTGTTTCATCTTGCGGAATAATTACAAGGTTAAACATTTTAATAAGTCCCGTAATTAAATCAATCAATTTTATGTCAGGTGCGTAACCACCAATATCAATAGTACTTGAAATAGTTTGAGTTGTGCCACTTGCGGTATAACTTACCGCACTACTTCCAAAACCACGTGTATAAGTCAGCAAACTTGTAAATGACATTCCCGATTGTCCTTGAATAGCTAAAGTAAATTTGTCGTTTATGCTTTGAGTAGTAATTACTTCACTTATAAAAGTATCATTACTATTACCTATTACTCCTACATAACTTCCGTGTAATGCACCATTCTTATAAATTAATATATCATAAGGTTGAGTGCTTGCGGTTGTAATTTGAAGTCTTACTTGTCTAAATCCGCTACCTTGAAAACCTATCTCATCAGTTGTAAGATTTACTTCGGAATTTGTTAAAGCGGGATTTTTAGTAGTAAAATTTACTCTTAATGGCGTTAACTTTTGGCTAAAACTTTCAGCATTTTTAAACAACATCCATAACTTACTAAATTGTGGGTAGTCTAAAAATGCACCCGTAAAATTCAAATCGTACTCTGTTGATATTCTCGATAATATTTCAGACAAAGGTATTGCAGGAAATAAACTATTCCATTTTATAGAACCCGCATTAATTGTAATATCATTACTTCCGCCTGTATTATAATTGTAAATCCTATCGTGTGCAAATAATGGATAAGATACATCATAAGAAGTACTTGTAATTCTATTGATTACTTCCGCACTTGTATAGGTATGATTTAAACTACTGAAATCTAAATTAGCTAACTTATCCTCTTTTAGAATATCTTTTATGTTCTTTGCCTTACCATAAAATACAATTGAATAAGCGTCAAGCATTCCGTTTTTATACTTCACATCGTTTAACGCAAATGCACCCTCTCTAAAAGTACGTGTATCTATTTCAATATATCCGTTATATTTTACTCTATGGTCAAAACCTCCATCAATACTACTTTCGTACCAATGTTTAAAAATTTCGTTATTAGTTGTACTTGCAGGAATAGTGAAACTTTGTGTAAAATCAGTCTTTGCTTTTGATACATCAGCAATATCTTGCACAGATGAAGTAACGCTTATTTTTTCATCTTCAAATAATTCAATACGTTTCGCTATTCCATCAACTTTTATATAAAGTGCTACTATCATATAACATCGTTTATTAGTCCGTAGTTGTATTCAAACTCAACCTCGTAGTTAATATTTCTATCTTTCAAATGCGTTTTAATATCAGCACTTTGACTTTTTACAATTGCTGGTTTATTATCCAATAAAACAACTTGACTCAAAAGTAAATCCTGAATTAACTCGCTGTAATTCTCATCAACCCACCCCGTATTACATTTTATCTTTTGCGTGCCTTGAAAATTAAAACGTTGTTTCTTACCTTGTAATGGATTGTAATTTATAGATGAAGGCAATAGATTATAATCTTTAGAAGTTACATCTATACCTTGCTGATTAGCCTTAAAGAACGTTAAGTATTGCCAACCTCCAAAACGATTAATAAACGTGCAAATTATAGGTGTGTATTTAGGCTCGCATAATTGTTCAGTTTGAATTATAAAAAAGAATTCTGTTGTACCATCAATAGACAATCTATATCTACCATAATCGTAAGGTAATTTCCATAAACCCGCATCAAAGGATTTAATGAAATTATCATCATTTCCTTCCCATAAATAATCTTCAGCAGTTTCAATCCAAACATTAATGTAATTGAATCCTGATGCAGTTGTTAGTGTTATATCTTCATTAAACAATAATACAATAGCATCAGTTGTATATTGATTGTACCCACCACTATAAGAAGTATATCCATTTAAACAAACGTAAACCTCGTCAAGTATTTCAACATCATCTGAATAACTTATAACACGCATATAACACCACGTGTTAACATTTTCTTCAGTAGGAACTGATACGTTAACAGGGGCAATAGGCTTAATGAAACCTTGTGCTAAATTAGAAATATTCCAAGATAACTTTGTTTGTGTTGGACTCGGTATTGCTTTCGTAAAAGTATAGTTTGGAGTTGTAGGCTCTGTAGTTCCTTTATTCCATAAAAATACTTCTATCTTTGCAGAAGTTTGCCCTACCTCATCAACTTCAATAAAATACGGGCTTCTTATAAATATCTTTTTCATTTCTTATTAATTGTATATTCTAAAAATTGTTCAACATCCAAACCATACGCTTCAACTAATTCATCAGGTAGTCTTTCAAATGCTTTCTCAAATGGTTTTGTAAAAAATAAACTCGGTTTAATTCCTTGCAATGCTATACTTTTTGCAAGTGCAAATTTTATACCTTCTCTACTTAAAAACTTTCCTGACTTACTTCTTGGTGCTATTCCTTTTTTAATTACCCACTTATCTAAAACTCTCGTAGGTATCATTTTACTTTTAAACTTATAAGGCGAATTAGGTGCTTTATTAAATCCGTTTTTTATTCCGCTTGGGTTTGAACCTTGCACCCCTTTATCAATAAATTTTCCGTAGTCCTCCATTAAAAAAGCTAAACGAAAACTATTTGCACCTACTTCAATTTCTTTATCTAAACTATTATATAAATCTTTAGTGCTATTCTTACCGCCTTTAGACAAATTACTTCTACTCTGCTGAATTACATATTTAGCAAATGCGTTTAAATACTCTTTTGTGTTCTTATTATTTAATTGCATATAGTCATATCATTACGAACTAATACATCAAATGTAACAGCCCACCCTGCTAAATCATTTTCAAATCTTTCTGTAAATGGTTCAAAGTTTGGTGAACCTGTTAACTCCCAAAAATCACTTCTTAAATCCCCACGATTTAACCTATCTAAAACACGAACTCCTACCGCCATTTGAGTATTCCAAATATCTACTTTATTACTTTCGTCTTTTTGATTCAATAAATCCATCATTAAAATAGTAACATTGAATTGAATTGTGTTACCTTGATGCGTTGCACTGTTAATCATAATATGTGACAAAGGGAAAAGTGTACGTTTAGCTAAATCAACCTCAAAAATATCACCCTCCGTTGCTGTATTTACAAAAGGTTCTTCAAGTAACGCTTCCTTAATTTTATTTATTAAACTATATACCATTTCTTTTGATATTATTTATTTCTATTTGTGTTTTTTCCTTCTCAAATACTAACCAAGTCATTAGCGTTGTTATCGGTAATTTAGTTACTGCGTCAAAGTTGAGAATGTTTCCTTGACTTGCTGCGTAAATTGATTGATACCAACCCCATTTTTTTCCAAAAGATTCTTCACTTGCTCCGATTGTTCCACTTCGTTCTGTATATAGTCCGTCAAACCGCTCACGCAATCGTTTAGCAAAGTCGAAAAAAAAAGCATACAACCTAACGCAACATCTAAAGGCATATATTTTAAAACCTCTGAATACTTTTCTGAACTTTCGTATTCTTCAATAGTATAAAGTTTGTTTACTTTTGTTTTAATCGGTCTAAATAAAACAGCCATTGCCTTGTGAAGTGTTTGCGTATCACCTAAATAGCTTTCTATATCAATATACTCTCCTGAAGATAAATCTTCTAACTTCGGAATAAATCCAAACTCATAAACTCCTAATTTAAAAGTTTGTGTAAGTTTAGGTTTCTGCCGTAATAGTTCGTTAATATGTTTTAATATTTCGCTTACTTCTGCAATTCGTATTCTCGCAACATCTTTTAATTCAATATTACAAAAGATTTCAATCGTCTTTTGATTTACAAATTCACTCGGCTCGTTATCCTTTATCAACTTTTCAAATCTTTGATATTGGTAAAGAGTGATTTCGTTTAGATTTTCGGGTATTGTTATATTAATCTTCATATAATTCTATTTTCCACCATTTAGGCGTAATTTCTTTTCCTATTAATTCGTTTTCAAAATCTTCTTCTCCATCCCATATAATACCTTGTAAAATATATATAATTTCTTCTTTAGTATATTTCACTATTTTGCCATAATAGTAGCAATCAGTATCTTCAATGTCTTTTATATTCATATCATTATTAAAACACAATTAGTGTATTTTTGTATTAAGTGTTTGTAGCTATTTTATAAGCGTGAATAAGTTTCTTTATTTCCCCCACATTACGAGGCATATTTATCTTAACATTTTTGCCTGTCTTTTTTAAAATATGTATTTCTACCATTTCAATCATTTGTCCGTATGTAGGTTGATTAGTAGACATAGTAGTTACCTTTGTTTGGATTTACACTAAACCACATACGCATCATTAAAGCATCTGAATAATCGGGTGACCTTCCAATACGTTTTTTAATTTCATCTTTACCCATTAACCTTATTCGTGTTGTATCAATTTCTTTTGGTAATCGTACCATTTCAAGTTCTTCTGTAAGGTACTTTTCTATTTTTTCATTGCAGTCAACATACAATTCATTTCTATTTATTTTTTCAGCTAAATAGTAATAGCATTGGTCTTTTAAAGAGGCAAAGTTGTCTTTGACACCATTAACTTTAATTGGCACGCTATTATTTACAAATCCGTTACAATGTAAGTAATCTACAACACCACCACCTACACCATCTTCATCTACTATAACATTGTTATCATTTATATTATATTGTTTCTGTAAAGTCTTTATTTCGCTTACTATAAAATCAATACGACTTATGTCATATTCTTTTATTTCTATTACTCTGAAATCATCCCAAACATAAACAACTGTTTTGTCTTTTCCTAAACGTGCTATATCGGCTGTAATATATTTAACACCGCTTTCAATATGTGTATTAGAAAATACTTTTACAATACTTTGATTGTTTATTAATTGCCCTTCATCTTCGCTGGCTTCAGCTTCATAAAGTTCTTTAAAAATCTTTTCAGGTAAATCTTTTTGTGCTTGCAAAACTTCATCTTCAGACAATATCCCCTCACGAATTGCATCCCAACAAGTTACTTTAAAGTAAGCATAGTTTTTATCTGTTTTAGATTTATCTTTTAACTTATGCACCCAATTAGATATGCCCCCAAAGTTACCAATTAATTTACAAGGTGCTTCTGTTGCTGTTAAAGTAGAACGTAATGCAAACCACGCTTCCTCTTTTGCTCTCGGTGCTTCATCAAACACACAAGCATAAACATCCTCTCCGTATAAGTTATCAGGATTGTCAGCAGATTTAAAATGTATTTCAGCACCATTCGGACACGTTATAATTAAATTACTTTCGTTAAAATTATAAACGCCATAACGTGATAAGTTACGGCGTAGTCTTTTAAATGCTATTTTAGATTGAGAGAATACAGGAGCAACCCACCAATAATTTTTGCCTTCTCCATTTTCGTATTCGTGTGCTTTACCAAATAGCCAAATAATATGCGAGTGCGTTTTACCTACTTTAGTACTTGCTTCAGTGATTGTAAAACGTGCATCACAAAATAAGATTTCCTTTTGGTAATCTGTTAAATGTGGTTTGTTTATTTCCATTCATTCATATCAATTTTAGGAAATTGTAATTCTGTTTTTTGTTCTATTGTTTGTTTAGGTAGTCCGTATCTATAACTTAACCAAAGTTTAATTGCATTTACATCGCTATCTAATACTTTTGCATACAACATTTTCCATACTGTATCAGGTACAGTAATTGCATCCATAGACTCAATTAAAGATATTACTTCATCTTTCTTTAATCTTCCTGAATTTGGTCTTGCTCCACCTCTTTTTTTTGTTTCATTCATATTGAAAAAATTTGAAATCCAATTAACTTACTTGCGTAGTATAAACTTTCTCTATTTCGTTTATCATATCTCTCCAACAACTACCGCAAGTTGAACCTTTATAAGGAGTATTAAAAACTCTTTCGTAAATTGATTTTAATTGCTCTTGCATTTTAATTGTTAGTTGATTTGGTTTGTTTGGTAAAAACTCCTGTAACCAAAGTAAATCCGTTTCGTTTATGCAACTTACTTTTTTGTAAGTCCATAGTTTGTTAAGTGCTTCTTTTCTTTCTTCACATCCGCAATTAACTCCAGTTACTTCTGAAATTTTATCTACAACTGCTTTTATACCTGTTGCTTCTGTGAATTGTTCTATTGTATCACCTAAACCTTTTGCTTTTCTTCCTCTTGCCATTATTTTAAATTATTATAATCGTTTTGAAATAAATCTTTTAATTTTCTTTTGTGTTCTTTAAGCGAGTGAAAAATACTTGTTTTGCTAATCTTTGTTTCATTTGCTAATTCCTGCATACTTAAACCGCTATCTCTATAAATCGTAAATAGTTTTTTATCGTATGCATCCCAACTATTTACCTCTGCTTCGCATTTGGTTCTGAACTTATACCAATCAATTTCTGCATCTTCGTTAAATTCATCAACTATTAAATATTCTTCATCAATATCACCTTCATAATAAAACGATTCAATTTTTTGCTTTTTTAAAAATTGTCTAATAAATACGGAACGAATACAAATAAATACATAACTTTTATTTAGTACATCGTTTGTAAAGCATTTATCGTAACTCGAATACAAGTGCATTTTTATATAAGTTTCCTGCACTATGTCTTCCGCATCTTGTTTAGAGAATACAGAAGCCATTTTAATTAACTCTTTATGATACTTGTATAGTTCGTTTAACATATTTAATAATAACCGCTTAAAACTAACAAAAAAGCGGTTGTGTATAATTTTAAATATCGTAAGAACGTCTTTAGTTTTTGTAAATATACAAAATTATTCGATTTGCAAGCATTTATAAAAATAATTTTTTGACTTTTTAAATTCAAGCCATTTTCCGAAAGTCATTTTTTGTTCAAATGATTCATCTGAAAATCTATGATAAGCAATTACTTTTACTATTGTGTTTGCATCTAAAAAATAGTTGCGTTGTTGTTGTTTAGCCATTTTTTAACTCTTTAATTTTTTGTTTATAGATTGCAATAAGTTCTTTTACCTCATCTACGCTTAATTTAAGCGGTGTGTGTCGCATTTCTAATAGTTCGTTATATTCTTTATCACTTATAACATTTTGAAGTCTTAAATCGTATTCTTTTACGTTTCCGTGTTTATGTAGGTTACATTCTACGCATTGGCCGTGTACGTTGTTTTCATTAAATCTTAAATTTGGATATGCTCCAACAGAAAAAAAATGCCCAGCGTGAAAAGTTTTACCTAATTGTTTACCACAAGAAATGCAAGGTTTAAGTTTATCCCTTTGTCTTATGTAAGTATTAAAAACTTTCTGCAATATATTTAAGTAATCAGACTTTGACATTAACTTAATTTTGATTTCTTTTTTTTCTTGCTTCCAATTTTTAGCGTTTTGCTTTTTCATATACTCAACTGCACAAGATGGACTACAAACTATTTGAGTGCTGTTTTTAGGTGTAAACTTATCTTTACAGACTAAACATTTTCTTTCGTATATCTTAAGCATTTCTTTTTTCTGATTTTAAAAATGATATGTTTGTACGAATAGCGTCGGAGCATCTATAACCTGAATCCATTATCCTACGCAATAAATATAATTCAGGAACTTCTACTTCTGCAAAGTTAACCGACCTTGAAACTGTCATCTTTTTATCAGTTGTAAGTTCGTAAATTCTATTTTCGTATTTCTTTTTAAATATAGCACGTTCACTTTCTAAATAGAATAAAGTTGTGTTTATCTTTTGAAGTAAAAAGTTAAGACTTTCGCCATCGTTAAGACTTACATCATCATAAGCTTGTATGTAGCTTGTAAGGTTTTCAAGTGTTTTTTCAAAATTTGTCATAATTAAAAGTTATTTATTAAGAAAGGTAACGCATTTTTATTAATATCAAAACTAAAATCTTCAAATTTATAACCTCTTGAATATGGATTTGTAACTAAAATACTGCCATCTTTATCAATAGTTAAATCAATAACGCTTTCTGCTTTCTTTAAAACGTAAGTACCTAAATGCCCTAAAGGTTTATTTGTTTGCGGTGATTTGTGTATAACTGCTATAATGTGAATGTTATACTCGTAAGTCCATTTCATTAAATAATCAGACGCTTCTTTTGACATAACAATATCATTTGTATTTTCAACTAAATCAGCAATTCCATCTATTGCAATTAATTTAACGGGATGCTTATACTTTTGTTGATTCTTTAAACAATGGTCTATTAAAAGCAATCGTTCATTACTACTTAAATGCCTTGTTGCATAACCTTTGTAGTTTTCGTAATTACCACCTACCATTTCGATAACTCGTCTAAAAGTTCTTTGTGTGTAGTATTTACCTTGTTCCGTATCAAAATCCAAAATAGTATAATCTTTATCACGATGGCTTTTAATATTTGGGAATAATTCGTTTGAGTTTCCGCCGATGTAAGAACCTAAAAATGCAGATTTTAAAAAAGTCTTTTTTGATTTTGACGCAGCTACTATTGCTGAAAACTCTCCAGCAGTCATTACAGGAGTTGGATACATTGCACCTTTGTATTCGTGTGAACCGATTGAGATAAGAGTTTCGGGATGTATCAATTCTAAAGATAAATCAATATAACAATCCTTTTCTAATTTATTAAAATCAAACTCAACTTCGTTTGATAGGTTTTCTAATTGGTTAAAGTCTAAATTCATATTAAGAATAGTTTTCGATTTCTTTTAATATATCATTTGCTGAATTGTAAAATGATTTTTCTACTTGTTCTTTGCTCCAAGCGTTATCCATTTTTTTAAATACTTCTTTTGCATCAGTTTCATTTTGCAAACTTATTAAATTTAAATCATAAGTTAATAATTCTATTTGTCTATCTAAAGGAATATTTAACTGAAACTTAAGTTCTTTAATTGCAAATTTAATGTCTTTGTAATGGTGAACATTCTGCCTTAAAAAAACGCAAAGTAATTTAGCGTAAATTAGATTATCTTTTGTTAAATTCTTTGAGGATTCGTTTATAAATTCATCAAGGTTTTTAAGTGCTTCAATATCTTCTTTGTAAATTCGTTCTTTGTTACGTTTAAAAGCGTTAAATATTTTTGTTACGTATCGTTTCTGTTCCCAACTCATATGCCTAAATTATTATGTTTAACTTCTTGTTTGTTATTAAATGAACTTTCTCTTTTACTCCAAGTTTCTAAACGCCTTGAAGTATCCCAAGTCTTTTGCATTTCAAAAAGCATTTTAGTTTTAGTTTGATTAGGTTCACTCCAATAGCCGTAAAAGTTTTTTATCATATCAACTCCGTATTTATTTATAAACGGTCTTAAAGTTTCTTTAAAAGCGAGAGAGCGAGTTTCTAAACTCGGTTTACTTTCTTTTATCTTATCTTCTTTTATCTTATCTTCTCTTATGGCATCGTTTTCGCATTGCGAAATTAATGCGGTCGCATTGCGCTCGCTTTCTTCCTTTTGTTTACGGCGCTTTTCCCAGCCTTCTTTTGCATTTTTAGAGTTTTGTTTACTAATATCGTCAAACTCGTTTAGTTGTTCAGATAAAAATTTTATAAAAATATTACCTTCAATTACCTCTATAATTTTTTCATCGCAAAGCGGATTTAATGCGGTCGCATTGCCAGCGCATAATTTTTGAATAGCAAGTTTTAAAGGCACATCACCAAGTCTTGACCAATACATACTACATAAGTCTATAAATAAACCTTTATCTTCACGTGATAACATTTGTATATTTCCGTTTTCCCATTGGTTAGGTTCAAATTTAAAATATGGTAACTCTTTAGCCATTGTTTACCTCACTTTCTGTTATCTTATTGATTTCAGTACGAAGTGTTTTAGCAAATTTAATAGCGGTTGATTTGTCTAAATAAACACTAAAAATATCATAACCACATTTACCATAAATTTCAATAATATCTTTACTATGTAATTTCTGTACTTCTGTTTTAATAAAATCAGTTTCGTTAAAACAATCAATAAATCTTAATTCAAATTTTGCCATAAAAATAACGGTTTTAAGATACCGATAAACTATTTAGTTAAAAAGTAAAATCCCATCAAGTCAGCAGTATTGTGAGAAGTGCTTTCCTGATAGGATTTATGTAATTTTTTCCGTTATGTTGTAATGCTTCTCACTTCATTACTTATGCAAATATACAAAAAAAACAATACAAAAAAGAAAACCGCTAATTTATTTTAGCGGTTTTTTTAACATTAAAAAGGTAAATCAGAAGCATCTACAATGTCCGCTTCTACAACTGGTATTTCTAAAGGAGTTGATTCTTTAAGATTACCAAAGTAAAACTTATCCTCCTTTGTTGCACCTTTAAAATTGCTTTGAAAAGATGCACAGTTACCATACTTATCAACCTCATCATTAACGTAAACTCTTACGTTTAAATAGATTTTACCATTTTCGTTTTTTGTAAATGCTTTGTTGCCTGATTTCGCTTGTTCTAATAGTTTTGTGAAGTCAATACTTCCGTAGTAGCTTGTAGCCATAATAAATAAAATTAAAGATTAATAAAATATTGTTCTAATTCAGCAGTAACTGAATATTTAGTTTTGATTTGTTCAATAGTAGCACCAGCAGTTTTAGCTTTTTGCATTACTTCTTTAGTGGCGTTTGGTTTGTTTTGAACCGCTTTTTGTCCATCGTCGTCGTCTGCACCTACACAAACAAAAGATTGCAATGCGTAGCGTCTTGCGTAGCTTATTCCGCTACCTTGTGCCTGTGCGTCGTTTTGTTTATTATAGATAATTTCAGTAAGCGATTCCATTAACTCGCCTGATTCGTGAAGTAAAATAGTTTTTACAAAGTTTTTTCCATCAACGTGTACAATTGGTTGTAGTACACTAATTCCGTTTTCGTTTAACGTAGGTATAACTGCTTCACGTATTGCGTTTAAATCAGCGTATTTTTTTTTAAAAAATGGGTTTTCCGCTTGTTTTTTAGGATTGCTCATTTCAGATTGTGCTTTTAATAAAGCGGTTGCAATTTGTTTCATAAGATAAGATATTTAATTAAGATTTTCAAATTTACAAAATTAAAACGATATAGCCAAACTTGACTTTCTTTTAATTTAAACATAAATTAAATTAGTATTATTTTTTCTTGTTCCATTTAATTTTCTTGAAGCCTGTTTAGGACAAATGCAATTATAAAAAGAAGCTTCATTTAAAGAATTATAATAAATTCCTGTATAAATATTTAAAACTAATTTGCCTCCAATTTTTATATTTTTTTTTGATAAAGATATTTTAAGTTTACTTTCTTCACTAAATTTAAAATTAATTCTATTAGATTTTTTACCTTTTTTAGCTAAAGACATTTTAAGTTTACTTTCTTCTGTATGTTTTTTCCCTAAATTATGTTTATTCCCTATAAGATATTTTAAAGAATTTATTTTTGCTTTTTTAGAAAACACATTATTTTTACATGCTTTTTTATTATTTTCAATCCATTCTATATTTCTATTATTTTGAATTTCTTTAATTTTTAAAATAGTATTTTCAGTATGTTTTTTTCCTAAATTACTTTTACTTATTTTGTTTTTAACTTCTTTAGAAAGATATCCACTTTTATTATTTGTTTTAGTTAAAATGCAATTTAAACCATTTCCTAAAACATTATAATAATCTTGCCAATATCTTTCACGTTCATTAAGTAATTCAATACTACATTCTTCAATAACTTCAAAAGTATGATTTTCTACTCCATATTTATTTAAAGAATTAAAAATTTTTATTTGTGTATTGCATTGTATTTTTTTATATTTTTTTAATCTTTCTTTAATATTTACACTTTGCCCAATATAAACTTTATTATTTGGATTCGTTATTTTATATATTCCTATCATAATGCAAAAAATTCAAACCCTTTCGGAGTTGCGTTCTTACTAAGGCTTGAATTATGTTAAATTTTATTATATCAATAACGCAACTATTGATAAGCAAATATACAAAATTAAAATGAAATACTTAAGCTATCTTTAGAATATTTAGTACTAATTTTAGGTACACAAACACCATTTTCATCATATATATCTGATAAAGATTTACAAGATAATTTTAAAAGTTCTTCTCTTTCTTTTAATTTTTTATTTAATTCATCCCAAACATCATCTTCATTAAATTGTGGCATTGACCTACCGCTTCGGTAAGTTCCTTTAATACCAAACGCCTCAAAGTTTTCTTGCGGAATTGAATTTTTTAATTCATCTGTTACGATTTGTAACGCCTCGTTAATTCTTACGGCTTGTGCGTAAA